ACCCCACACCTCGTCACGTGCGACCGCGAAAGCGGACTCGTAATCCCCTTGGAGCCTGACCACCTGGTGGCCCGGCTCATTCAGCGCGCCCCGGAGTTGGCCATGGCGCTTTTGGACGCGCGGCAGTTCATCTTCGACAACACGGAAGACGGCCGCAAGGACGTGCAAGCGCTCTTCGCGCGCATCGACCAGGTCCTGCACGGCCTGGACTCCGCACGGTCCGAATCCAGCGAGACCGGCCAGTGGACCGAGTAGACCGATGAAAACGATCCGACCACGAAAGACACTGAACACACGAAACGGGAAAGGTTCCATTCTCCTGCCTTCTCTTCTTTCGTGTAGTTCGTGTCTTTCGTGGTCTCTTTGTCAGATGGAAGGAACCGCGCAGGCACAGAGACGCGGAGGGCTCGCTCTCAACAGAAAGGAGGGGTGTCTCCTTGTACTACGTCTCACTCTTCCTCTGCGTCTCTGCGCCTGTGCGGTTCCTTTCACGTTTCAGGCAGGGGGGGCGGGGAAGGGTATTGCGCTCCCCTGCCCTCTGGCCAATTGGCCACCGTGGACGGGCGTTCCGTTTTCGGTTTTCGACCTTCGGATTTGTTTCGGATTTCGTCATTCGTGCTTCGTTTTTCTTTCGGATTTCGTCATTCGTTTTTCGGATTTCTTTCCGCTGCACACCAGACTACCGGACATATAGTCCGGTGATAATCTGACCGGAGAATGAAGCGCACACGGTGCGGTAATCGAGTGCGAAAGTGTGGACAATTGGCCACGGGAACTGAACCATGAACCCGCTTAAAGGCTTTCGCGAGGACCTGGTCAACTACGTCGGCCGGCTGCGCGAACAGGTGTATCCAGACCTGCGCAACGATGAGGTAGCGGTGCTTTTGCGGCAGGTCGCGCAGTCGTATCACCAGACCGAATCGCAGGCCAAGGCCCGGGCGCGTGACGAGGCGATGAGGGAAGCGGCCGCGCGCGGCTTAGCAGTGCCGGCGGAAGAACACTGGTCAGGGATTCCGGTATCGGAGGAAGAGGGACCCCGCTTACACGCGAAGACGTGGCGGAAATAAAGCGCGGTCTCCTCGAGCGGCGGACGCCACCCGTGCATCGCCTTTCCCAATCCCTCGCTGCGCGGGTGAAAGTCTGCCGATCGGAAGGGATTTATGATGCGCAAACCGTGCGCGGGCGAATTATGCTGGGACTCCGAGCCGTCGGCGTGTTGTCGGCGGATCATACTTTCCTTGTACGCCCTGGAGATTGCCCATGACGTTCGCCACGCGCACGGACGGGCCGGCAAGGATGCGGGGGACCCCAAAACACATGAAGGAAGAATCGCACGCGCAACCCGCGCGAAAGAAGCTGACGACGGAGGAGTTCCGCCGCCGGCCGCTGTCGTTTCTCTGCGCCAGCTACTTGCGCTGGCGCGAACAGACCGGATCGGCCGGCAGGACGCTCGTCGAGGACCGCATTGCGATGTGGAGCGTTTTGGAGTTCGCCGGCCGCGACGCGCGGGCGGTGGACTTGCCGCGCGACTTCGCCCAGCAGTGGCTCACCTGGGTGCGACGCACGCCCTGGTCGCGGCGCAAACGCGGCGCGCTGCCGACCTATATGAACGCCGAGACGGTGGCGGCGTTCCTTGCCAATCCCCCCCAGGGGACCGCCACCGGCTGCTATCGGGCCGCGCAGACGATCCGCCGCTGGTGGAACCATGCCCGGCCGTTCTTCACGCGGCTGGGTCTCACGACGAATCTGGCCAAGGGGAAGCGGCCGCGCTCGACGTTGCCGCGGGCGATCGTTCCGAGCTTTGCCGACGTCGCGACGTGGTGGCAAGAGTACCTGGCCGGCCTGGCGGGCACGGCCTCGAAAAAGGCCCGCCGCCGCGCGGTGCTCATTCAGGCTTCCGTGCTACTTACGGGCATGCGGATCGAGGAGCTGCTCGTGGCCGAACTGGACGATATCGAAGGGCATTGGCTCTTGGTGCGGAAATCGAAAACGCACGCCCCGCGGATCGTGTACCTGAACGGCCAGGTGCTCGGGCTGGCGCGGGCCTTGCGGGACGAATACCGCGGCCTCTTGCTGCCCGGCACTCCGCAACCCGTATTTGGCTGGGTTCATTCGCCGCACTACTGGAACCAGTGGCTCAGGCGTTGCGGCGGCACGTGGGCCCGGCACTCGACCGTCGAGCCTTACCAGGTGCCCAAGCCGCAACAGGCCCTGCGCTGCATGTTGTCGAGCTACATGCACCCGCTCGACGCGGAGGCGGAATCTTTCCAACTCGGTCACGGCGCCGGGGTGGTGGCGCAGCACTACCTGAACATGTACGAGCGCGTGCCGCAGATCCTCGCGCCGCTGGACCTGCCCGCGCTGCCGGGGTTCGCCTGGCCCGCGCCGATCGACTGCCGCGAAGCGGTTCCCCGTCGGCTGGACAGCGAGTTCCGCCGGCTGGTGCAGCAGGAGTAGCGGGGGGCGTGGGGAGTGGAGCGTGGGGCGTGAGGCGCAGAGACGCCCTGCGCCCTACTCCCCACGCCCCACGTTCTTTCCCTACTCCCCGCGCCCCACGTTCTTTTCCCCGCCGGCCGCAGAGGCAAAAGTGTGCAGGTTGCTCCGCGTCTTGTCCCTGCACGGCCCGCGCCTCTGCGGCCTTTTTTCTTGGTGTCCGGTCACTGGCCACTCGCCACTGGCCACTGCTTTCGTGTGTTTCGTTTCTTTCGTGGTAGGAGTCTTTCATGGTGAAGATGCCTGGTGAAACGCTCGTGATGGAAGCGATCGACCTGGATTTCACGCCGGCTCTGCGGCCGGAGATCGTGCAGTTCGAGGATGCCTGCCGCCGCTTGACGCGCCTGCTGTGCAGCAAGGGCCTGGGCGACGACATCACGCTCGACGACGCGCTGGCGAGCCTGTCGGCCGCCGAATCGGTGATCGGCATGTGTTGCCAGATCGCGCACTACCGCACGCGGCGGAGCTGCGAGAAGAATCGGGAGAAGGGGCATCAGTAGGAGGGCGTGGGGAGTAGGGCGCGGGGCGTAGGGTGCGCTCCGCGCACCGTGAAAGGACAAACCGCCGGCACAAAGCCGGCGTGGGAAGGATCGACCGATCATGGACGTTGGGCAACGACCGCTTTTGGGCGCCGCGCAGGACAACCACGCGGCGGCCCACGCCGCCATCACGCGGCTGTGCGACTTGCTGCACGCCACCGGCACCGAGGCCCGCGTGCTGCATTGGTTCTTCGATCGTGACGCCCATCTCCGCGACGACGTCGTCTATCACGCGCTGACGGTCGCCACCGATCGCTGGGTCGAGTGTTCCTTGCGTTCGGTGCGCAGCGCGGTGGCGAAGTGGAAGAATCTTGGCGTGCTGCGCATGACCGCGCGGCAGGCCGACAATGGGGCTGACTTGCCTCCCTACGCCAGCCTGGTCTGGAGTACTGTCTCCCGACTGACTGGGGGTCGAAACAGCGACCGGTGTACTGCCGCCGGCGGACCTGGTAGGGCCGTGTCGCGTCCGGAGCGGGGTACTGTCCCCGCTCCGGACGCTGCCTTTCGTCTCCCGCCTGGAGCACAGGGAGAGACCGACGAAGATGAATCGGCGGGCCTGGGTTCCGTCCCAACCTCCGACTCTGGCAGCATGGGTTCCGTCCCACCGACTGGCGAGTATAGCGGGTCCGCGGTGGACCATTCACCCACGTATGGGGGCCTGGGTGCAAATTGCACCCTCCCCCGTGCAAATTGCACCCCCTGGGTGCAAATTGCACCCTCCCCCCCGGCAATTTCACTCCCTAACGGGGGTCTGGGTGCAAATGCTCCGCTTCTCCATGGAGCGTGGCGCGCGTATGACCACCTGCTCACGTGTGCGCGCGGTTTGGTTGTTTCTTGTTCTGTTGTTGTAGTTGTAGATGACTACAACAACCACAAACAGACCTCTTGGAAGGACACACGCGCGCTGGCCGCGGAGCTGGCTGAGCAGGTGTGGGGACGCGGCTGCTTCCCCCAGGGCAGCGACGCGGTGCGGCTCTGTGCCCTGACGCTCATCGGGCAACTGCTGTTCTCGCCCGACACGTTGCGCGAAGCCGCGGCCGCCACGCGCATCGCCCGCACGGCGCCGCGCGCCGAGGATCGGCCCAAGACGCTGATCGGCTACTTCGAGGGTTGCATGGCCAACCTGGCCGTGTCGCGCGAAGGGGTCGATCTACCCGACGGCGAGGACCGGGATAGCAAGCGGGCCCGCCGCCGCTTCATCGAGCGTCTGACGGAGTCGTCGCGGCCGATCGTCGCCGAGCCGTTGCGCCAAGCCGAGGCCCTGGCGAAGGCGCAGTGGGCGGCGCGCACCTCCGAAGAATTGCAGGCGTCAACGCCCGCGCAGATCGAGGCCGGGCGAAGGTTCGAGGAAGAGTATGCACAACGGAAGGCCCGCCGCGCCCGTGAGTCGCATGTGGCCCAGGCCGCGGGCGCGGCGGGAGGGGGAACGGAGGCGGAGGGCGTAGGGTGTGGGGCGCAGGGCGTGAAGACTGGCCACTCGCCACTCACCACTGGCCACTGCTCCCACGCCACTACCCCGAGGCCGCCGTAACGATGTCTACCCGATGCCCGCCGGCTCGTCGCCGCCGGGCCAAAGCTCCCGCGCCGCGGACCGAGCGCCGGCCGCGGCGCGGGAGAGTTTTGGCGGAGCAGTGGCTAGTGGCGAGAGGAAATCAGGAGTCAAAAGCGATGGACGAAACGTTCACCATGCGGCAGTTCCTCGATCTCTTGAAGATGCTCAAGGCGTGCAGCGACGGCCAGCGCAAGGCCAAGAAATTCAAGACCATTGCCGGCCTGTGGGACGAATGGTCCAGCCGCGACTACCTCGATTGGTTCCTCTACAAGATCGGCATCGAGCACTACGGCGAGACGTGCAAGGAGATCAGAAGCCACGTGGACCTGCGCCGCGTCATCGCGGCGGCCGAGGCCAGGTACAACGAGTTGCTCGCCGCCAGGAGCCCGGGCATTACGAAGGACCTCGACTGGATGTACCGGCCTTCGCGGGCGCCGCTGCCCGAGCCACCCGATCACCTCACGCGGCTGGAATTTCTGCCGCGCGTAACTACGGAGTCTTTGCAAAGGAGTTCGTTATGATTGCGAGCAAACCGATCCGTTTAGGCCCGAAGGCCAAGAAGAAGAGCAAGGGCAAGGCGAAGGCCACGCGGCCACCGCGGCAGATCGCCACCATCGAGAAGCCGCTCAACATCCGCGTGAAGTCCGATCCGGACGCCGTGGTGGTGGTGCAACTGCAATTCGGCTACGGAGGACTGTGGTCCGCCGGATGGCTGCTCTCGACGCGGGACCTCCGCAGCGAGGTCGGAGCCGACAAGCTCGACGGCTACACCACGCGCGAACTGGCGATCGTCTCTGCCGTGACGAAGATGCTCGCCGCAATCCTGAAGCAGGTGCAAAGTTACGACGAGCCGAATCCGCAGGCCGAGGGCCGGCTGCGGAAACTCGGCAAGGACCTGCGCGACTATCGGGCCAGGCTCGATCGGGCCATGAAGCCGGCGGCGACGCCGGCACGCCTGGTGGGCGAGCAGTCCGGAGCGCTCTCCAATCTGCGGGTCGGCCCGTACATTGGCGGCGACCCGGCGGCCTTCGCCCGTGCCGCGTTCGGGAAGAACGGGAAAGCGAAGGCCGAAAACCGAAACAAGCCCGAAGCTCGAAAAGCCAAGGGCCAAAACCAGGAACCGAAGGCGGCGACGGCCAATCGGCATGGCGCATATACGAAGAATCTCCGCCTCGTGAACATCCCGATCCGCGCGACGGCCAAGACGGAGGCCACGATCGAACTAGCCTACGACCCCACGCAACCGGAGGGGACCAGGTGGCACGCAGGCTATCATCTCGAAGGGCCACTCGACTCGGTCGGCGCGGGCGGTTGCTTTCCGGCCGTCGATCGCGACGGGTTCCCGTCGCCGGCGGCCGCGATTCACGAGATCGCGCACCGCTTCACGCAACGCCTCGAACATTTCCAGCACAGCGGCTCGGCTGCGAGCAAGAAGCGGTGCGTGATGGCGCTCGAAGACGTGCGGCGCTGGATCGCCAGCCAGCCGCTGCCGGCGGGCGAACACGCCTCCCCGCGCCCCACGCCACTCGCCCCACGCTCCACGGCCCTGGTGCCGATCGCCTCACGTTCCTCCTCCGCCGCGGCTATCGCCGTTTCTGGCGAGGCCGCCGGCCCCCTGTCTGCGGGCGAGAAACGCGAGTTTGCCAAGCTGGAGCTGGTCGTTGCTCATGGAGCCGAGGCGTTCCTGGCCGTCGGCAACGCCCTGCGCGTGATCGAGGAGAAGCGGCTGTACCGCGGCATTGCCCCGTCGTTTGCCGTCTACCTGCGCGAGCGGTGGGACGTCTCCACCAGCTACGCCTATCGGCAGATCAAGGCCGCCACGCTCGCCGAGACGGCCACGCCGATCGCCGCGAAGCTGGGCGTCGTGCTCCGTACGGAAAGTCAGTTTCGCGAGCTGACCGCGTTGGACCCCGACGACGTGCCCGAGGTCTTGCGCAACGTCGCCAAGCGCGTGCAAAAGGACGCCCAGGGCAACCGCCGGCCCACGGCCGCGGAGCTGCGGTCCGCGGTCAAGGAGTACGTGACTCCGGAAGACGACGCCCACCAGGAGGCCACGCCGAAAGCGGCGATAGCCGCGGCGGCGAAAGACGTGGGGCGTGGGGAGGAGGGCGTGGGGCGTGGCATGTTCGCCCGCGGGCCGGTCGGGATCGCGGCGGGCACGCCGGGTGCCACTGGCTCCGCCAGTGCCGTTATCGACGTGACGCCACGTGCGATCACGGGCGCCGACGTGCTCGCAGAGGCGCAGACCGGGCAGATTGCTTCGTCGGTCTACTGGAATGGCCGCAAGGTTGCGTGGGGGGCCGCGCTAAACGATCTGACCGACCGCATCGGCCGCATGGCCGCGCCCTCGATCGCGCGGGCCTACCCCGACTTCCGCAACGAGTTGGCGGCCCTCTTGGAGACGCTGGCGGCGGAGATTCGCGGCCTGGGCGACGACGAGGAAACGAGCCACTGCCGGGAGTGCCGGAAGGCGAAGTGAATCACGAAAGAGCGAAACCGCGAAAGGAAGTGAACCATGCCCGATCCTCTGCGTGCATCTGCGTCCTCTGCGGTTCCTTCCGTTCCGGCCGGGCCCGTGGCGGTCGAATACGTCTGCCACTGCGGCGGCCGCGGCGAAATCGACGGCTTCGACGCCGCCTCCGGCACCGCGATCCGCCGCTGTGTGCGGTGCGGCCATCTGTGGGTAAGCCATCCGCGGCCGAAGGCAGCCGTCCCGCGGCAAATGACCAATGTCCAATGACCAATGTTCAATGAAAGACATTGGCCTGGTCATTGAACATTGAACCTTGAGCCTTGAACATTTCCTCCCCGTGACTCACTTGGTGCGAACCGTGACCTCGCAGCGGCAACTCGTGTTGAGCCTCTTCCCCGGCGTCGGTCTTCTGGACCGCGCCTTCATTGCCGAGGGCGTTTCCGTTGTGACAGGACCTGAAGCCCTGTTCGGCCAATACGTCGAGGACTTCCACGGCGTGCCCGGACGATTCGACGGGATTGTCGGCGGGCCGCCCTGCCAGGACTTTTCCTGCCTGCGCACCGCGCCGCCGACGGGCAACGGCGTGCGGCTGTTGCGCGAGTTCCTCCGCGTCGTCTGCGAATGTGGGCCGACATGGTTCGTGCTCGAAAACGTGCCGCGCGTGCCCGACGTGCGGCTGGCCGGCTACCAGGTGCAGCGGTTCGACCTGTGGGACATCGAGTGCGGCGGCAAGCAGCTCCGCTGCCGGCACTTCCAGTTCGGCCACAAGGCGGGCTGGATCGTGCGGCCCGAGCGCAAGCGGGTGACGGCAAACGGGTCGGTCCGCTCGGTGAGCCGACGTGCGGTCACAGCGGCGGCGATCGGCTGTGACTATGGCGCTTCCGTCGCCGGAACGCTTTCGCGCGTCGAGCGTTCGGCGGCGCGGTGCAAGACGTTTCGGCAGCATTGTCTCGACCAGGGCTTGCCGGGCTCGCTCAGGCTGCCGGGGATGCGGCCGCGGGCCGCCTGGTGGGCCGTCGGCAACGGCGTGCCGCTCGGCATGGGCCGCGTAGTGGCCCGCGCCGTCCTGGCCGCCGGACCGCGTGACTCGTTGATGGACTGTCGTTGCGGGTGCGGCCGGCCAGTGACCCCGCAGCGACGTGACGCGACGGCCGCCTGCCGCAAGCGCCTGGAGCGATCGCGGCGGGGAGCGCGCAGCGTAGTCACGTGGCCGTGACGCCACCAGGCGGAGTCACACGTGACACGGCCGCGGCGTGTGACTGACCTGGCAGCAACCGTGTGACCGAGCTGGCGCCGGGCGTGACCCCGCGATCGCGGCCGTTTTCCCCGAACCCTGAACCCTGAACCCTCTTTCCCGTGCGTTACCCCGGCGGCAAGAACCAAGCGGGCGTCTACCAGCGGATCATCTGCCAGATGCCGCCGCACAGAACCTACGTCGAGCCGTTCCTCGGGTCCGGGGCCATCCTCCGGCTGAACCGTCGGCTGCCTCGCCGGTTGCGGTGATGATGGCCACCAACCCCCGACCAGGAACCCTCGCCAGTTCTGGCGTGGCGGTCCCCCACGCCATTGCCGGCGATGCGGCCGGCGGCATCGCCCCTTCCGGCGTGGTTTGCCGGCGCCGCGATCGTCCCTCGCCAGTTGCGGCGAGGCAGGAGTACTGCATCGGCAGATCGAGCGAGGCATCCGGGAACCTGGTGTCATCGCCGCTTTCGGCGAGGCATCCTGGCAAGCTGCTCATCCCGCCGCTTTCGGCGATGCACGATCGCGGCGCACCCGCTTCTTCCCCGGCTTCTTCCCGGGCACGGCGGCGAGCAAGCGTAAGAGCAACGCCGCCAAAAGTGCCGCGGAGAAGGTCGAGAGGAAAAACGCGGCCACGTACACTGTCCCCCTGTTTCCTCTTTTCTCCCTCGCCACCAGCCACTGGCCACTGGCCTTGTCCCGCCTGTACACTCGCGCTAACCCGCTATGGCGCTAGGGGTTCCTTCCGAATTCACGATCCCTGATAAAAAGCGCTTTTCACGCTCTGACTTGCACCATTCGGCTACCGCGGTCAGATCCTCGACGGAAGCCCGCGCCAACAGCCTGCGCACGCGCATCTGCACGCCCAGTTGCCGCGGCGTGCCGGCCCGCCGCCTGGGACGCAGCTTGCTGACGCGCTGGCCAATGTCCGCCGCGGTCAGCCTCTCAGTACCGGCCTTCGTGAAGATCTCCCGCGCCTGCTTCTCGATCTTGGCCCGGACGCGCCAGTGGCCGTCGGGCGTGAGGTGAATCATGGGCAGGAAGTGCCGCAGAGCCGACGGGGCCATTTTCCGGGCAACGTCCGCGCCGAAGAGTGCCGCAACCCGGTAAAGTCCGACATAGCGATCGGTCCGAATCTTGTCGCCGGCCAGGCCGACGGCCACCAGGGCGGCGCGTGCCTCGGCGATCGCCGCCGCGGGATCGGGTTGCCGCGACGACCAGCGCGAAAGCATCTTGCCGATGCGGAGCACCGTCTCCGTGTCGTTGCGGTCGGCGGTGACCACCTCGGCGACGATCGTTTCGAGGGTGAGCGGCTTGGCCGCTGGCGTGGCGGCCGCGACGACGTCGCGTAGCGGCGGCTGCTTCGGCAACGGAGCGAGCGTCGCCGGCGGAGTCACCGCCGGGCCGGCCGGGGACGAACCGGCCGGCCCGCGCGCGTGACCTTCCAAGGGAGAATTGCCTGCGGGCTCGAAGTGCTGCCGGGCAACAGCGGTCGAGGCCGTGATGGTTTTGGGTGCTGGTGCTGGGCTGTGCGGCGGGCCGTTCGTCCCGCTCTTGCCGTGGATTCCTGATTTGCCGAAGGACCCAAAGATTACGTCGTGCAAGGACCCCATGGCGTTCCCCCTCTGGCTGCAAATAGAACAGGCCGGCCCGCGCTGGCATGTATGACGCGGGCCGGCCTTATCTTTGTCGGGCGAAGGTGGGTGGGACCTCCGCGCCGTTGAGGGAAGCAGCGCTCTCGTTGGAGTCTGTCTGTCCAGAGTATCGGACGTTTCGCCTCTGCGGATTGTTCCTTTTTTGGCGTCGCGTATTTGAGACGAATTCGCCCCGCTGAATCTTTTCGACAACACCACGCGAAACGATGGCGTAGAGTTTGGGGTTCGCGGAAGGTTTGCGAGTTCTTCGCACTGTCCGCCTCCTTTCAATCCCACTCCCCAATCCCTCTTCCGCTTCTTCCTGTGGCTCTTGCATCGGCCGAAGCTTCGCGCGGCGCATTCTGCCCCCTGGCGCCGCGTAGGTAAGGCCCGGGCCTTCTCACGCACGACCCCTGCCCCAGCCCGGGCCACCGATCGGAGGCGAGCGCGGCACTCGCACGGCGCAAGCCCTCTGCGACCCGCGCCCGCCCCCGATCGCAGAGGCCGGCAGGCAACCACGAAAGACACGGAACCCACGAAACCCAGGAAATCAGGAGACAGGTTTTCCATGGCATCCGCCCCAAGCTTCGATGGCACGTTCGTGTTCGGCCCGACGTGCTTTTTTCCGTCCTTTTCAGGACCGATCCTCGATTTCAGGACCGTTTCCCAGAAGGTTCGCGCGAAGGTACGCAAGGCGGCCTTGAACTCGAACACGCTGGCCGCAGCCGTGTGCCTCTTCGATCGGTCCGGACCGACCATGTCGCCAACGACGTGGGAAGAGATGATCGGCGAGGCGGCCTGCCTGCTGGTGGACGATTTACGGCGCATGACGGAGAAGTACAGGAAGACCTGCGACGAGCGCGACGTGTACCTGGTGGAACGCGACGACCTGAAGCGCGAAGTGGTCAAGGTGGGGAAGGAAATCGACCATGCGTGGAAAGTCGCCTCCCAGCGGTGCGAGGAACGCGACGAGGCCCGCAGAGCCGCCGGCGTGGCACAGTGCGAGGTCAAACGACTCCAGGAGCGCGTCGAGCAGCTCAAACACGAGCGCGACACCTTCTGCAACGAGGTGGTGGACATCCGCGCTGAAAACAGGCGGTTGCAAGAGCGCGTCAAGCAGCTCGAAGAGGTGACCTGCAAGAAGTGCATGAAGATTCAAGCCGACAACGATCGGCTGAAGAGCGTGGCCAACGAGGCGGTCAACCATCGCCAAGACGCCATCGCACGGAAGACCTGCGTTGAACAAGAACTGCTCCACGCGAATCACCGCCTGCATAGTGTCACCACACTGCTCGGGGCCATGAACTACGACGTCGAGTTCAATTTCATGGACGGCGTCACCGTGACGCGGCGGTAACTCGACCCCCACCCACAAAGCCGGAGATGCGGGCGCAACTCCCGCCGGGCGCTAGCGGCCCGTAGCTCAATTCCCGAGAGCCCGGCGGCATACAAGAGGGATTAGGGAGGAAGGGATTAGGGATTAGAGCCTGACCCCTGTCTCCTTCTTTCCAATCCCTAATCCCTAATCCCCAATCCCTTCCCATGACCAAGAACAAGTTCCAGACCGAGTTCCGCCGCCTCTTGAAGATCCGCACCGCCGCCAAGGCGGGCTATCAGGAAGCCGAACGCATCGAGACCGAGCTGCTCGCCGCCGCCAAAACGGCGCGCACGCCATTCGTCGTCGACGGGCAGCAAGTCCGCGTCAAAAACAACTTCATCGGGCCCGACGGCCTGCCGCGCAACACTGCGTGGAAGTCGGCCGGGGTGAAGTTTGAGGAATTGGAACTGGCTCCGATCGAGAAGAGGGATTGAACCCTGAACTGCTAAGCCGCAAGCGGCCCCACGCCCCACGCCCCAATCCCCACGCTTCCCCCACTCCCATGCCTTCCGCCCTCGTCATCCCGCGCCGCTACTGTGAAGCCGTGCGGGAAATGCGCCGCGGCGACCTGCTTCTCTACCGCCGCGACGCCACGCTCCTGGACTTCGAGGTAGCGAAGGCTGGCCGCGGCGTGCATTGCCACTCGGCCATGCTCGACGTGATCGACGGCGAGTTCCGCGTGCTGGAGGTCATCCGCCGCCACGGCTACCGCGAAACGAGCCTGCTCGACGCCGTGCTGGCCAACTGGGGCCACTGGGACGTCTTCCAGGCCAATGCCGACGGCCGCTGGCCGGAGTTCGACGCCGACCTGGCCTGCGCGCGGATGCACGATTTCGAGGGCCAAAAGTACGGCTACTGGCACATTTTCCGCATCGCCCTGGCCCGCCTGCCCGTCGTGGGCCTGGTGCTGCCCTACGACGACCAGCAGGTCGAGCAGGACGGCGGCCCGCCGATCTGCTCGGAGGCCACCGAGCTGAGCTACACGGCCGGCGGAGTCACACCGGTGCCCAACCTGCCCCCCAGCCGCGTCGAGCCGGCCGACCAGGCCAGAAGCCTGTTCTTCAGGTACCGCTGTACGTTGTGGCCTTGAAGAGGAAGGAAGGGATTGGGGATTAGACCTGACCCCTGACCCCTCTTCCCTCCAATCCCTAATCCCCAATCCCTCTGGGAGACAGTAGGAATGTACGTTGAGATCGACATGAGCCCCATTGAAGACCCGGACTGCCCTCTGTGCAGCGAAGCTGTGGCTCACACGGGCTTTCACGGCGCGTTGGGAAACGCCACGGCCCTCAGCTTCGCCCCCGTGCCCCGCTATTTGACAATGAATGGCGGTCACGCCCAACATCGTGGCGAGCGCGGCGGCGATGTTCGGCTCGAACCAGGGGCCAGATTCCAGGCCGCCAACGGCGAAGTGCAGATTGGCTGTGACGTGCCGGCTATCGTGCGGATCGGCCAGAAGAGCGTCTTGCGGCTCGGAAGCTCGCCACTAGGCATGAGGGGCGAAATCTGGTACGACCCGGAGCGCGACTGCGCATTCCTGCAATCAAAAAATGGCCCGTGGCAAATCAGCGGCCCCGGCCGCGTGCTGCCATGCGTGGCGCTGGCCAGCATAATCCAACTGGTCATTTTGTTCCTGGCCTTGGGATGTATCTTCCTGGTTGGCTGCTCCGCGCCCAACTCCCCACTCCCCGCGCCCCGCGACGCCGCCCCCGCCCCGATCGTCATGCCCCCAACGACGACCCTGCCACCGATCGGCGTGGCAGGACAGACGAATCCCCACGCCGCCGTCCCGGCGGTCGATCTGCCGCCGGAGATGCGGCAGGACAACTACACCTACAAAGACTCGCCCCGCGCCCCGGGCTCCTGCCTGTGGGCCGCGTGCATTGACCTCTTGGTCTGGCAAGGCAACGAAACCGAGGCCGCCTGGTGGCGCGCCAACTGCTACGGCGGGGCGCGCATCCCGGCTGACTCGACCATCCCATCCGTCGTGACCAAGGCCCACAAACGCGGCCTGCGCATCGCCTGGACGGACACGGGCGACGTGGCGTTTCTCGACTGGTGCTCGACGAGCCGCCGCGGCGCGGCCATCACGTGGCACGTGCCTTGCCGTTTCGGGCATTACCACGCCGGCAACCACGCGGTGACCTTCGTCGGTTTTGTTGCCGGAGACGCGATGTGGATCGACAACCGCCACACCGAGAAGTACGAGCGCATGCCGCGCGACGAGTTCGTTGTCAATTGGCAACGCTGTGGCGGCGCAGCCCTCACGTTCCTCGATGGCACGCCCGCCCCGCCGCGCGCCTGGCTATGAGAAAGAAAGACAGAGAGAACCACGAAAGACACGAAACACACGAAAGAAAAGACTGTTTCTTCTTTCGTCTCTTTCGTGTTTTTCGTGGTTCGCCTCTCCTCCTTCCTTGCTGACGCCTGAACCCTTTCCCCCTTTTCTTCCTGGAGTTCTCTCATGCTTCCCCGTCTCCTGTTATGTGCTCTCGTCTGTCTCGCCTGCTTTCCCGTTTGCGCCGTCGCCGCTGAGCTGCCTTCGACTGACGACACTGCCGGCTACGTCACGGCAATCGTACACGACGCCTCCACGCCCGCCGAGGAGAACCTGGTCGCCGTCTGCAACGCCCTGCGGCCCGTGGCGGCCGTGAACGTCTATCGGCAGTCGAACCGCCATTACCGCCAGCGTCTGGCCAGCGAGAATCCCACCGTGCCCGCCATGGTCGCCCAGAGCGCCGACGGCCAACTCATCTACAAGCAGTCGGGCGAGGCCCTGCCTAAGACGCGCGAGGCCGCGGCCGCAGTGTGTGAAGGCATCCGCGATGTGCTGTGTCCAGACGGCAAGTGCGGCCCGCGAAAGGCCCCTCCCAAGGAAGAGCCCAAGACGACCAACGTACACATCGACCCGCTCACGATCGAAGTCGTGAAGCCGCCCGCCGCGGTCGATCTGCCCGTGCCGCCGAAGACCGCCCCCAGCGGCAACGAGTTCGCCATTGTGCTGGTTCTGGCGATGGCGTCCGCCGCGGCGATCGCCATCGCGGTGAAGTTCACCCGCCGCGTCAACGCCGGCTGAAACAGAAGGGATTAGGGATTGGGGATTAGGGATTGGAAAGACGCAATCCCTGAACCCTCAACCCTGAACCCTAAAGCCTCTTCGCGTTTTCGTCCTTTCGCGTTTTCGTGATTCCCTTCTTCTCCAATCCCCAATCCCTCCGAGACTTTTCCATGCTCCCCATCCACCCCAGTAACGATCAGCTCTTGATTCTGACCCTCGGCATGATCGCCGCAGTGGCCGCCGTCGGTTTTCTCTTCCGCGCGAAGGACCGCCTCGTCGACTTCCGCCGCGACCTCATCAAGGCCCACGGCGAACTCAGCGAACACGGCATGAAGCACCTGTCGAAGGTGGCCGAGTGCCTGAGCGTGGGCGACATCCCCGGCGCCGTCCAGGAAGCGCGCATTCTGTTGCGTGCGGTCCACGATCCGAAGAGCCTGCAAAACATGCTCGACGAGATGTTCGCCACCGAGCTGCCCAACGCCCTGTCGCACCCGGAGGGCGTGGCGTTCGTCTTGAAGGCGGTCAAGCAGGTCGGCGCGGCAACGCCCGAAGTGCTCGCCACCGCCGCCAAGGCCGCCGGGTTGGTCATCACGCTGGCCGTCTGAGAAGCGCGTCGCCAATCGTGACAGAAAGATTCCGGACAGAAACATGCCGGCATCTTTCTGTCACACATTTTTCTATTTTGACCCCTTCCCATGCCCGATCCCGTTGCGTTCACCGTCTGCCTCTCGATCGCCGTCGCCCTGAGCGGCGTGCTCAGCTATCGCGCCGGCTACAACGCCGGCCGCAAGGCATGGGATGACAAGTTCAAGGCCGCGCGGGCCCTGTTTAGCGAGCTGGCCGCCTGCCTTTCGTTGTCGACCTCCGACCCCAAAGGACCGAAACCATGAATCTCTCTGAGGAGTTGGCAACCAAGGGTGCATGATGGCTGAATTCGGCAATCACAACACAGGCACAAGCGACGACTACCAATACGCAAACCAGTACACCGCCACACCCGCGAATGTACCGAGCAATGGCGTCCTGCAATCGCTCTCGCTTTACGCACGCACGGCCGGGCAGAAATTCAAGCTGGCCCTGTATGACGCTACGGGGGAGGGCGGAAAGCCAGGTGCGCTTCTCGCGCAGACGGAAGAAGGGTCTGCTGCAACAAACAATACCTGGGTGACTCTAAACACAACTACAAATCCCACCCTTACGGCCGGGCAGAGTGTGTGGATCGCGTTTGTAGCTTCTAACCTCAATCCAGTCAACTTCCGTGCCGCAACAGGAAGTTACATCTGTTACACCCTCGCCACGACTGGGTATCCGACGGTGCAAAATCCGTTTCCTGGGTCGTTTACCTACGCCGAAGTGGTCTCAATGTACGGCACAGTGTTGTCTTCCTCTCGCCGCCGCCGAATTCTTTGTGCCGCATAGGAGCGCATCATGGACCAACTGCTACGACAAAGTGCAAGTGCGATCGTCGATGTGGGCCCGATCATCGGCGCGAACGACACGCCGTATGTGACCAACAACCTCACCAACGCCGACTTCTTGCTCTCCAAGAACGGCGTCGATTCGGCTTTGCACACCCCGACGACGGCCGCGCCGCATTTTGCCGGCGACGTGCAGGGCATGTTTCACGTCCAACTCGACCCGGAAGACGTGGACCTGACAGGCAGGCTAATGGTCTCCCCGAACAAGGCGACGCTGGCGGGGCCCGCTGCGCGGTACACGGTGCTGCCCGGCACGACCTTTGACGCTCTCGGTGCCGCCGCCGCTGGCGACGAAGGCGGCTTTGCGATTTTGGACGCGGAGCTAAATGTGCCGGCGAACATTCGCGGACTCAATGGCAGCGCCATTGCCGCCCAGGCCCTCGCCGCCCGCTGCTATTCGGCGATCGCCGACGCGGTCGTCGTGGTCGCGGACAGCGCTACGAGCACGGGACGAGCTGCAAACCTGCGGACTGCTTACGCCGCCGCGTGCGCACTGACGCCCGGCGGCAACGCGCTGGCAAAGAACAATCGCGCCACCGTCTTGATCCCGCCGGGGATCTACGATTTCGGCACGGGCGACGGCAGCAACCATGGCCTGGTGCTCAACACGCAGTTCGTCGACCTGCGCGGCATGACCGGCGATTACCGCGACGTCGTGTTGACCTCTGCGATTGCCACGGCCTCGCGTGGGACGGTCGAGCAGACCGCCGACGACGTCCGCGCCGACAACCTGACGTTGGTCAACAGCAACAGCACCTACAACACCGCCAGCAATAGCACCGATCCGTGCGCGTATTTCCCGGCCACCACTCTCAGCGAGACGCGCTGGACGAACTGCAACTTCAGCCGCGCGACCGACGAAGACCACGCGCATGGCATGCGCTGGGGAGTGACGTATAGCGGGACGTTTACGGATTGCATTTGTGGAAACAAGGGCTTCGGGCGCAACGGAACGGCCAGCGGCACGTTCCTGCGCTGCAAGGGCGAGATGCACTGCTTCGGCTCGGGCACGGGCGCCGGCGCGTCGGGAATCTTCATCGAGTGCGAGGCGGAGGAAAGCAGCTTTGGCACCGGCGGCTCGTCGGGCGGCGCCTACATCCGCTGCATCGGCGGCGACGGCAGTTTTGCCGGCACCGGCAATACGCGGATCATCGACTGCCGCAACTATGACGACGCGAGTTTCGGAGCGGTGGCGACTGCCGCGGACCAGGAGCTGCAAGCGACGCTGGAGAATCAGGAGCTGCAAGCGACGGCTGAAAGCGTCTGGCAGTACGCCCAGCGCACACTCAATGGAGTAGGCGGGGGAACGGGCCCAACGGCCAGCGCTGCCGTGGCCGACATCTTGGGCCAGGCGTTCCGCGATTCGAGCCGCACACAGTACGCGCGTGTCTGGCTGCCAAGCGGCGTGGACATCACGCAAGCAGCACTCGACGCGATCGCGTACACGCTCTATGCAGTGGACACGGGCGACGCCGATCTGTGGACGCCTGTCGAAGGCCACGAAGACGTGAGTGTCACGATTGCCGACACTGTCTTCGATACACTGCAGACCGACGCTGCGGCGTCGAGCTACAACTTCCGTCACGAGCTCGACATCTCAGAGCATGCAGCCTTCGAGCACGTCGGCGTGACGTATCTCTTGGTCTACACGATCACGCCGACCAGTGGCCAGCCCATCACGCTGCGCTATCGTCTGCAGTGCATCTAGGGTGTAGCACAACGGCACACACTCCCCCCTAGTCTGGGGTCCTACCCCGCGCCTTCCCCTTAGACCTTCTGGTAAAAACTCGGCAGAAAAAACAGAGTTTATTTGCCCGTGAAAAAAAAGGCCACGAGGAAGCCCAGCAGGCCCGCGGCGCGCAAGAAGGCCGCGACACGTCCCGCGACCAAGAAGCCCGCGGCAAGGCCCCAGCGCAAACCAACGAAGCGCCCGCGGCCTGCCCTGCGGCCGGCTCCGCCTCCGCCCGCCGCGGCTTCGCATCCCACGCGCAGCTACACGGCCCATCGTGAGGAAATGGGCGAGCGGCAGAAGCTGCGTTCCCTCGTTGGGCGTGACATCGCGGCCGGCTGGCCGGGTGCGTGCCGCGATCCCGAGCGCCGCGAGCGAGCCGAGCAGGACCTGGAGTTCGGCCTCCGCAGCTACTTCCCCCACGTCTTCCCGCTGCCATTCTGCCGCGATCATCGCCGCTACATCACGCGGATCGAAGAGGCGATGCGCGACGGCGGGCTGCACGCCTTCTCCATGCAGCGCGGCGGCGGCAAGACGCAGATCTCCACACGCAGCGGCATCCTCGGCCTATGCTCCGGCAAGCGGCGCTTCGGTCTATTGCTCGGGGCCACGCTGCCGTTGACGCTCCGCATCACGCGGCACGTCAAGCAGGAGCTGGTCGGCAACGAGCTGCTGGCTGAAGACTACCCTGAAATCTGCTACCCTTTCATCCGGCTGGAAAACAAAGCGTCGCGTGCCGCCGGCCAAGTGTGGGAAGGCCAGCCGACGGGCATCCAGTGGGCCAGCGACGGCGTTGTCTTCGCCACGATCCCGCCATCGAAGGTGGGCGGCAGTGCGCTCTACACGCGCAGCATCACCGGTGCGATCAAGGGCCTGTCTCACCTGCTCGCAAGCGGCGAAGTCATCCGCCCCGACTTCGTCCTGCTCGACGACGTGCAGACGCGCACCAGTGCCAAGAGCCTGCTAGCCACCGAGAACCGCATCGCCACGATCGAGGGCGACGTGCTTGGCCTGGCCGGCCACAACCGCTCGATCGCCGCGGTGATGGCCGTCACGCCGATCTTCGAGAATGACCTGGCCGAGGTCTATCTCGACCGCACCAAGAAGCCCGAGTGGCGCGGCGAGCGCAGCAAGATGGTCTACAGCTTTCCGAAGCGCGAGGACCTGTGGGACCGCTACCGCACGATCGCCGACGAGGCCCGTCAAACCGACGGCGACCAGCAGGCGGCCACGGCCTTCTACGCCGCGCACCAGGCTGAGATGGACGCCGGCGCCGAGCTGGCCTGGCCCGAGATGTTCCCCGAGGGCAAGCTCTCGGCCCTGCAGCACGCGATGGACCTGAAGTTCCGCGACCCGGTCAGCTTCGCCGCCGAGTATCAGGGTGAACCGCTGAAGACGGCGATAGCGCCGGGGCTGATGCTCACCCGCGACGAGATCGCGCGGAAGACCAACGGCCTCGACCTGGGCGTGGTGCCCGCCTGGGCCTCGCTACTCACGGCCTTCGTCGACGTCCATGACTCTCTGCTCTACTACGCGGTGGCCGCTTTCTCGAAAGACTACACGGCCGCGCTCATCGAATACGGCACGTTCCCTCCGCAAAATCGCCGCTGGTTCACCCTCTCCGACGCCGCCCCGACGATGGCCGAATACCTCGGCAAGACGCGGCCCGACCTGAAGGGCGCGGCGCCGAAGTCCCTGATTGCCGCCGGGCTCGATATCATGCTTCCCTGGTTGCGTGACAGGACCTGGTTGAAGGCCGACACGACGCCCCTGGCCCTCTCGCACATCATGGTCGACACGGGCTACGAGGGCGACGTCGTCAAGGCCGCCATCCGCCGCCTGAAGCTCCCGCCGGTGATCCTTCCCCTGGTCATGCCCAGCCGCGGCGTGGGCCTTGGAGCAACCAAGAAGCCCTTTGCGCTCTACACCAAGAAGCCGGGCGACGTCGTCGGCTGGCACTGGCGCGCCCCAAAACCCAACCCGGGCGAGTTGCGTACCGTCGAGATCGACACCAACCATTTCAAGCGCTTCCTGCACCAGCAGCTCGCCATGGCCGTCGAGCGGCCGGGCAGCTTCAGCTTCTGGGGCGATAAGCACACCGATCACGGCCTGCTAGCGGACCAGCTTACGGCCGAGAAACCCAAGCTCGTCGAGTCGAAGACCGACCAGCGCACGGTCGTGCAGTTCGAGGCCAAGCCGGGCAGCGAGTCCCACCTCTTGGACTGCCCCGTCGGCTGCTTCGTCGGCGCGTCGATGCGCGAGTGTTCGCTCCCTGGGGCGGAAGAGGCGGAGCACCGCACGAAGCCGCGGCAGCAGTACAACATGGGAGCGCTGCGGAGGTAGGAAGGGGTGAGTGGTTAGTGGCCAGTGGCAAGGAAGAGAATCACGAAAGCCCGAAAGGGCGAAACCGCGAAAGGAAGACAGATGACTTCAGAGACGGTTGCCAGCATAGCACATGTGAGCGTGCGCCGGATCGTCGCCGACCTCAGAGAGCGCCAGGGCTTGCTTCAGACGTGGGAAAGCATAGACGACGAGGTGCAGGGCGACATTCGCGCGGAGTGGGAAAAGATCATCCGCAAACAAATCGTGCGGACTCTCTCTTGCGCGCCCGTGCAACCTACACCCCCACGCAGCTCCGCAGCCATAGCATTAACAGCGTGATGCCCACGATGGCTGCGAGAAACTTCGGCGACAACACGCCCTCGGGGTCGTCGTCGTCATACGTGCGTTTGCCCATCGCCGTCACCCCGCGCAGTGATGCTCCCTGACGAACGCCAGCAGCCGGTCCTGCTCGCCGTCGCGCGGCAGCCCTGCCTGAAGGCGGACGCGGTCGAACAGATCGAGCCGCTCGCGCGGCGTGCCCAGCGTGTAGCCGTCGGCGGCCAGCACCGCCTCGCCTTCGGCCGCCTCCAACAGTGCGGCCAGGTCCTCGCGTGACAGCCTGACTTCCATCCCGTCCCCTTTCGTGCCTTTCGTGTATTTCGTGGTTGCCCTTCCCTCAATTCTACCCCACGTTTTGGAGACACCATGTTCGGACTATTCGGCGAGACGAAGACTGCCAGCGGCCGTTCCACTCCCACGCTGCCTCCGACGATCGGCACGGGCGACGACGGCCGCGGCCAGCCACCCGCGGCGGCCTACTGCGTCGTGGCCACGGTCATCCTGATCCTGGGCAACCAGGTCGAGCGCGAGACCTTCGAGTCCGGCCCATTCAGCGACCCGGGCGTAGCCGAGGCGGCGGCCCTGGCGCTGTTGCGGCACGACGCCGTGTTGCGCGTCGAGGTCCTGCCGCTGGTGTGAGAGTAAGGGATTGGGGATTAGGGATTGGGGATTAGAGTCTGACCTCTGAATCCTCCTCCCCTCCAATCCCTAATCCCTAATCCCCAATCCCTCCCTTCCCCCCATGCCCGATCCCTCCGAAGCCAAATCCCTGGCCGAGCATCTCTTCGGCAGCTCCGCCGGCCGCCGCGGCCTGGTCTGTCCGGGTTGCGGGCGTGAGGGCTTCTACGTCCAGAACGTCTACTACACGATCAGTGGCGAGAAGCGCCGCCTGCGCCGCTGCCGTTTCTGCGGCCACGCGGCCAGCGAGACGGTTCCGGAGGCAGTGCCCGACGGCGGCTCAGAAGTGGCCAGTGGATAGTGACCAGTGCCCTGTAGGGAACGGCCTCCGTGCCGTTCCGTCTTAGGAGACAGCATGACAACGACAACCAAGCCCAAACGAATCACGAAATCCCGAAAACGCGAAACCACGAAACGCCCGACTGGCCACTCGCCACTCGCCACTGGCCACTCTCCTCGCGTCATTCGCGGCGACTGCCGCCAGGTCCTTGCCGGCATGGAGGCCAACACGATCGACGCCGTTGTGACCGACCCGCCCTACGGCCTGAAGTTCATGGGCTTGCGTTGGGACTGCCAGGTGCCCGGCGTCGACGTGTGGGCCGCGCTCCTGGCGGCGTGCAAGCCCGGAGCGCACATGCTGGCGTTCGGCGGCACGCGGACCTTCCACCGCCTGGCCGTGGCGATCGAGGACGCCGGCTGGGAGCTGCGCGACACCGTCATGTGGGTCTACGGCTCGGGGTTCCCAAAGTCCATGGACGTCTCGAAAGCGATCGACAGGGCGGCGGGGAAGAAGAGAAGGCTCGGCGCGAAGAAGGTCAGCGCCGACGGCACGATCCATCACGAGGCCCCTGGGCGCAGGCACGAAGGCTACCAACGGCCGTGGCAAAGTGACCCCGCCGCGGTCGCCCGCAACACTTGCGTCAGCTACCCCGCCACGGCCGCGGCCAAACGCTGGCAGGGGTGGGGCAGTGCGTTGAAGCCCGGCTGGGAGCCGATCCTGCTTTGCCGCAAACCGCTCGACGGCACGCTCGCCCGCAACGTTCAGCGCTGGGGCGTCGGCGCGCTGAACATCGACGGCTGCCGGGTCGCGGCAAACGGAGAAACGCCAAGCATCGACCGGCGCGAAGCTGCAAAGAAGTCCGGCCGCTTCGGGCTCGACATGCACTCTAGACAGCGGGTTAAGGAAGATTTGCCACCGTTCAATCGGTCAAAGGAAGATTACATCCGTGAACGCGCGGGCGAAAGTATCGGCCGCTTCCCGGCAAACCTGATTCACGACGGCAGCGACGAAGTGTTGGGCTTGTTCCCGCCAACGATAAGCGGCGGATGGCCGACATCGCGCAAACCCGGCGGTTATTACGGCGGCTTCCACGGGCAGAAGAACCTCCCCGGCCGGAAGGGCTCGATCGGCTCCGCCGCCCGCTTCTTCTACTGCGCGAAGGCCAGCCGACGGGAGCGGGGCGAGGGTAACTCGCATCCCACGGTGAAACCGCTGGCCCTGATCGAATACCTGTTGCGGCTCATCACGCGCCCCGGCCAGCTCGTCATCGACCCCTTCGCCGGCTCGGGCACCACGTTGGTGGCCTGCGCCCGTCTCGGCCGCCAGGCCGTGGGCATCGAGCGTGAGGCCGCCTACTGCCGGATCGCCCGCCGCCGCCTCCAGGCCGTCACGCCGCTTGCCGCTGCTCTTGCCGTCTGACCCCCTTTCGCGTTTTCCTGATCCGCTCTATAATGCACGGCCGAAAGGATTCACCATGAAACGCCGATCCTTCCTCAGCACTCTGGCGGCACTCGGCCTTGCACCGTGGATCAAACCCCGGCCGGCGATCGCCGCGGCCACGCCGCCAACAATCGAAGTATACGTGGCCGTGGCGGGCAGCGCGTCCCAGAATCTCACGATCCTCGGTGAGTGCGGAGTCATCACGAAAGTGCAGGCCGTCTCGATCAGACAGGACATTCGCATCGGCGACTACCTCTACTATGACGCCAGCACGGGCCAGGTGACCGTCGTCACGAAGCCTGGCCGGGCTTGCTGACCCTCTGCGTCTATCTGCGTTCCTCTGCGGTTCCCTTCTCTCTTTCCGCTTTCGCGTTTTCGCCCTTTCGGGCTTTCGTGATTCTCTCTGGCGCCGACCTCGAAAACTGCTATTACTAGCAGTTTTTCGCCCCGTCGCTTGGCGCTGCCCCGCCCCATCGTACACTTCGGCTGATTCACGCAGCCTCTCTGCGTCTCCGCGCCTCTGCGGTTCGTCTCTATCGTCATGGCCGAAAAATCCCTCCCCGCCGGAATCCTCGAAAACGCCCTCTCTCCGCAGTCCGTCACCACGCGCGACGGGGCGGTCACCAGCGTTTCGATCCCCGACCAGATCATGGCCGATCGCTACCTGGCCAGCCGCCAGGCGGCCACGGCCGGCCTGCCCGGCATCCGCCTCTTCCGCGTCCCCGGCGGCGACCCGGCCTGAAGCAACGTAGGGCGTAGGGAGTAGGGAGTAGGGCGATTGAACGCCCCACGCCCCACGCCCTTCTCCCCACGCCCCGCGCCCTACGCCCCACGCCCTCCTCCCCACGCCCCACGCATGGCCTGGTTCCGTTCCGTTCTGGATCGCATTTTACCCCGCGGCGCTCCGCCGACGCTGGCGGCCCCGCGCGTGGCCCGGGCCAGTTACGACATCGCGCAAACGTCCGTCGAGAACACGGCCCACTGGCAGCACGCCGACAATTTCGACGCCGACCGGGCCAACTCTCCCCAGGTCCGCCAGACCGCTCGCAACCGCTCGCGCTACGAGACGAACAACAATCCCTCGCTCCAGGGCGTCGTGCGAACCATGGTCCACTTCGAGGTGGGCCAAGAAGGGCCGGCCCTGCACGCCGAGCACGCCGACAAGGACTTTGCCGACGAGGTCGAGAACCGCTGGAATCAGTGGTGGAACGCCACGGGCGGGGCCGACAAGCTGGCCGCGATGACCTACGCCCGGATCGTCGACGGCGAGAGTTTTGCCCGCCTGGGCCACAATCCGAACCTCGACGATCCGGTGCAGCTCGATTGGCAGCCGTTCGAGGCGGACCGCTGCTACACGCTCTGGCTGCCCTACCAGACGCCCAACCGCATTGACGGCATCTGGTTCGACGACTGGGGCAATCCGACCTACTACGACATCGCCCGCTTCCATCCGGGCGGCACGTTCCCCATGCCGAGCTGGCTGTGGGACACGGTCCCCGCGCAATACGTCCTGCACCTCTACACGCCCGAGCGGCCCAATCAGCACCGCGGCATGCCCGAGATGGGCAGCTCGCTCGATCTGTGGAGCGATCGCCGCCGGCACCGCAAGGCGACGATCCGCGCCGCCGAGACGGCCGCCGACATTGCGCTCTTCCTCACGACCAACATGCCGGCCAGCGGCACGGCCGCCGAGGTCAACGACCCCGGCGCAATCCCGATCCCGCGCGGCTCGATGATGTGCGCGCCCGAGGGCTACGACGCCAAGCAGATCGCCTCGGAGCATCCCAACGGGACCTACGAGGGCTTCTCGGCCGAGACCTTGAACGAAGCCTGTCGGCCCGGCAGCGTGCCGCTCAACATCGCCAAGTGCGATTCATCGCGCTACAACATGGCCTCGGGCCGGCTCGATATCACCACGTTCTACAGCGCGGTCGGCGTCCACCAGGCCCGCACGAGCCGCCAGGTCCTGGCCCGCCTGTTCGTGGCCTGGTACCGAGAAGCCCGCGCCGTCTACGGCTGGGAGTCGCGCGAAGCAGGCGAGGTCCCTGGCCAGCAATGGCTGTGGCACGGCCAGCCGCACAGCGACCCCGAGGCCGAGCAAAACGCCGACGAGTCGGCCGTCTCGACCGGCACGAAGGGCTTGCAGGAGATCTACGCCCGCCGGCGGGTCGATTGGAAGCGCCGCGCCCCGCTGAACGCCCAGGCGATGGGTTTCAAGACGACCGACGAGTATCTGGCCTGGATTCGCGGCAACCTCACGATTGCCAAGGGCGGCGGCAGCACTGAAGAAGTGGCCAGTGGCCAGGGGCCAGTGGCTAGCGAAGAGAAGACTTCCACTTCCTCCTAACCACTAACCACTCGCCACTATCCACTACTCCTGCCATGGACGAATATCTCCCCCGCGAAAACGAGCACGCCGCCTGGATGCAGGCCACGCCCGAGCTTTTCCTGCATGAGAGCTTCGTCTCGGAAGACGTCGAGGCGGGCGTTCGTTGCGTGCAGGGCACGCTGAAGGACGGCGACGGCGCCATGCAGCCGTGTGCCTACCTGTTCGACCGCGGCACGTTCAGCGCCGACAGGGCACAAGCCTGGCTGGCCGGCAAAGAGATCGCCTGCGCCAAGTTCGAGCCGTCGAAGGATGACACGTACAAGCAGATGACCGCCAGCGCCCCGCGGCAGTTGCGCTTTGCCGCCGCCGCCGCTATCGCCCAAACCGGCGAGGTCGCCGGCAGCTCAGTCACGCCCAAGCTCCCCAAGATCGAGATCCTCGCCTACTCGGGCGGCCCCTTGAATCTCGACGGCTTCCCGATCCCGGTGGTGGTGAACATCGCCGGCATCCAGTTCGACGCCGAGCAAACGCCCGTTTTGAAAGACCACGACTCCGCCCTGGTGGTTGGCCACGGCCTGGTCAGCACGACCGTCGACACGATCTCCCTTTCCGGCGAGGTCTCCGGGACGGGCCCGGCGGCTCGCGAGGTCGTCGCCGCGGCGAAGAACGGTTTCAAGTGGCGCAGCTCGATCGGCTGCGAGCTGGTGGGCGATCACGAGATCATTCGCCCGGGCGAGACGCTTTCGGCCAATGGCCAGCGCTTCGAGGGGCCCATTCTATATTGGCCGGCTTCTCGCCTGAAGGAGATCTCCGTTCTGGGCAACGGGGCCGACTACACCTCTTCCGTTTCGATCGCCGCCCGCGCCGCCAGCGCCCTACTCTCCACTCCCCACTCCCCACGCTCTTCCTCCCTCTCTTCTCCCTTCTCTTCGAGGACCTCCTTCATGGATCCCATTTTCAGCCAATGGCTGACCGACGCCGGCTTCGATCCGGCGGCCGTCGCCGCCAACCCCACCCAGCTCCGCACGCTGACCGCCTCGTGGCGGCGTGAAACGAGCCATGCCGAGCTGCAGACCGACATCACCGCCGTTCTCGACGAAACCCGCCGCGAACTGCGCGCCGTGGCCGGCGCGGAAGTCTCGCGCCTGAACACCATCGCCAAGCTGCACGACGAGGTCGTCGGCGCGTGGGCGCTGGACCTCAAGGATCATCGCGAGATTCGCGCCCGGGCCGCCGACCTCCGCCGCCAGGCGACGGAAGAGAACTGGACCTCCGAGCGGGCCGAAGTCGCGTTCTTGCGCATGGGCCGTCCGCAGCGCGTCGTCACCGCCAACTACGGCGCCACCGAGATGCAGCCGCGCGTTTTGCTGGCCGCCGCCTGCCGTTCGTGCATGATGCCCGAAGCGGCCCTCTCGCGTCAGTTCGACGCCGAGACGCTCGACCAGGCCAGCCGCCGCTATCCGACCATCGGGCTGAAGCAGCTCCTGGTCGAGGCGGCCGCCGCCCGCGGCTGGAGTGGCCGCTGGATCCAGAACGACGAGGACATCCGCGAAGTCCTGCACTACGCGCTGCCCCCGTGGTCTCCCGAGAACAGCCGCCGCCAGTTGACGGCCGAGGCATCGACCTTCGCCCTGCCCGGCATCCTCTCCAGCCTGGCCAACAAGTTCCTCTACCAGGGGTTCTGGGCGGTCGAGTCCGCGTGGCGTGAGATCGCCGCCAGCCGGCCGGTGAGCGACTTCAAGCCGCATCACTCGTTCCGCTTCTACGGCGACCTGACCTACGAGAAGGTCGGCGCCAACGGCGAGATCAAGCACGGCTCGGTCGGCGAGCTGCAATACGTGAACGCGGCGCAGACCTACGCCAAGATGTTCACGACGACCCGCCAGGACATCCGCAACGACGACCTGGGCGCCTTGGCGCAACTGCCGCAGGCGATGGGCATGGGCGCGGCCTACGCGCTCAACGAAATCTTCTGGAAGCTGTGGCTCGGCAACACGCAGGCCACCGCCGCGATCACCGCCGGCGCCGGCGGCCGCAAGGCCCCCACGGTCGGCTCCAGCACGGCCACGTTCTGGTCGACCAACAACACCAACTACATCTCCGGCGCGGCCTCCGCGCTGGGATCGACGGCGTTGACCACGGCCGAGAAGACGTTCAACGAGCAGACCAAGCCCGACGGGCACCCGCTGGGCATCCCGGCCGAGATTCTGCTGGTGCCGCCCGCGCTCAAGAACGTCGCCGACCGCCTCTTCACCAGCGACAAGCTGTATGAAGCGGTTTTGGGCCTGGCATCGACCGCGGCCGCCTCGAAGGACGTGGTGCCGACCGACAACCCGCACAAGGGTCTGTTCAAGGTCGTCATGTCGCGCTACCTGTCCGCCGCGATCGGCTACACGGGTTCGAGCGACACCGCCTGGTGGCTCATGGCCGCGCCGGCCGTGCTGCCGTGCTGCGAGATCGCGTTCCTCGACGGTCAGCAGACGCCGACCGTGCAAAGCTCCGAAGCCGATTTCAACGTGCTGGGAATCCAGCACCGCGGTTTCTTCGACTTCGGCTGCGCCCTGACCGAGTGCCGCGGCTCGCTCATGTCCGCCGGGGCCTGATCGACAGTCTCCTGCCCTCCGCTTCCTGCCCCTCTCTCGCTTGCGGGAGAGGGGCGGGAACGAGGGTGGCAGGAAGGGATTAGGGATTAGCGATTGGGGATTAGACCTGAACCCTGAACCCTGAACCCTCTTTTCTAATCCCCAATCCCCAATCCCTTCCTCTCTTCCCTTCCCCTCGTCTACTTCTCCTCTCTAAGGACTCTTCACTATGACTCAGACCGCAGCAGTCTACTACGATCGCGGCTGGGACGTTGACTACACTCCGTCCAGCTACGTCTACGCCGGCGACGTCGTCCTCGTTGGCACCATCCCGATGGTCGCCCGTGGCGACATCGCCGCCAACGAGAAGGGCTCGCTGGCCACGGCCGGCGTGTTCCTGGTTCCGAAAGACGCCAGCGTCTTCGCCGCCGGCGACGCGGTGTACTGGAACGCATCGGCGACCGACCTCGGCAACAACACCGGCGCGGCCTCCAACTCCGCCAGCGGCGCGAACCTCATGGGCGTGACCGTGATCGCCGCCAATGCGGCGGCCACCACGGTCGAGACGCTCTTGCACGCCGCCAAGCGCACGGCGACGATCGCCGGCGCGGTCACCGCCACCGACATCACCGGCAGCGATAGCGCACTCTCGATCACCGGCCTGGCCGGCGCCGGGGTCGGCGGCACAGTGACCATCGTCGGGGCAACCGGCGCGGCCACCTACGCCGGCGGCCTGGTCAGTATGACCGGCGGGGCCGGCAACACGACCGGCGACGGCAACACGGCCAGCATGGTCGGCGGGGCCTCCGGCACCGGCGCGACCGGCAACGGGGCCGCGGCCATCGTGACCGGCGGTGCGGCCCTCTCGGTCACCGGCAACGGCGGCCCCGTGACCGTGGCCGCAGGAGTGGCCACCAACAGCGGAACCGGCGGCCCAGTCACCGTGTATTCCGGGGCCTCGGCCGCGGCCAACGGCACGGCCGGCGCCCTGACGATCGACACCGGGGCCAAAACCGGCGGCACGGCCGGCGCGCTCTCGATCGGTGCAACCAACGCCGGCGTCATCACCATCGGCGGCGCCAACAGCACCTCGCTTACGCTGGGCAAAAACCCGCGTGTCCCCTTCGCCAGCGTGGCGGCCACCGGCACGGTCATCGGCAACGCCGCGGCCGTCGTCGAGGGCTGGACGCTGGTCACCGGCGCCGACAACTCGGCCGGCATCCAGTTGCCCACCTGCGTCAACGGCGCGAAGTGCATGATTATCAACCAGAACACGGTGAAGACGCTGAAGATCTACCCGCCCACGGCGAAGCAGATCAACGGCGCAGGCGCCAACAACGCCATCACCCTGGTTGCCAACGGCACGGCCATGTTCGCCAGCGAAGGCGCCAACGCCTACTACGGCGGCCTGTTCGCCGGCATCATGTCGTAGCGACCCTGGGGAAGAGGGATTAGGGATTGGGGATTAGAAATCCCTGAACCCTGAACCCTCATCCCTCAATGTTTCCTTGCGGGATTCTCGATTCTTCTCTTGGACCGGTCCGGCTGGTTGGGGCCGGCGCGCTCTCCCGCGGCGCGCCGGTCCCGCCGGCCCTCACTTCGCGGGAACCTTTTCATGTCAACTCCTGACTTCCAACTCCCCACTCCCGACGCCCAACATTCGGTCTACCTGGCCGTACCCGGCGTGCAATTCTGCTGGGGCACTTTCATCGGCGTCTTGAACGCCACGAGCCGCCACGTCGTACATCCCTACAACGGCGGCGGCGGCTTTTCTTGCGTGTTCGACTTCAACGTGTTGTGGGCAGATGCGCTGAATCGCTTCGAGGCGGGGGAGATCACCCACTTCGCCATGCTGCACGGCGACATCGTGCCCGACGTCCAGCAGCGCTGGCTCGACATCCTCCTGGAGGAGATGGACGCCCGCGACGCCGAACTGGTTTCCGCCCCGTCGCCGATCAAGGACGATCGCGGCGTCACGTCCACCGGCATCTGCGACCTGGCCGACACCTGGCGGCCCTGGCGGCGCTTCACGATGCGCGAACTGTGCGAGCAGCTCCCCGAGACGTTCGACCACGTCGCGGCCGGCTACCCCGATCGCCCCTTGCTGCACAACACGTGCTGCTGGGTGTGCGACCTGCGCAAGCCAGTGTTCCGCGAAACCAACTCCGACGGCTCGCTGAAGATGCTCTTCCGCTTCCCGGAGCGGATCGTCCGCGATGGGGCAGGGCACTGGCTGAAGCAGGCCGAGAGTGAAGACTGGGTGCTATCGCGCGAGCTGTGGGAGCGCGGGGCCAAGAACACCTGGATCACGCGCCGCGTCCGCCTGCAGCACCGCGGCATGCACGAATGGCCCAACGATCGGGCCTACGGCCGCTACAAGGACGGCGACGAAGACACGCGCGACAAGTGGGGCGCGGCCGTCGACGCATTGCCATTGCGTCTGGTGCAACTCTTGAATTTCGAGCTGAGCCCCAAGTGCAACCTTGGCCGGAAGCACACGGAGTGCCCCAATCAGCACCCGGGGCGTTTCGCCGGCCTTTCGACCGCCGCCCGGCTCGACGACGACACGATCGTCCGCTCGGCCGTGGCCGCCTACCGCGACCTGGGCTTCAGCGGCCTCGTGGGATGGGCCTACTACAACGAGCCGCTCTTGGAGGCGGACCGCATGTTCCGCTTGATGGACCGCATCAAGGCGGAAGTGCCGCAAGCCCGTTTCATCCTCTGGACCAACGGCACGCTCATTCCCGCAGACTGCGCCGCCTACCGGCAGTTCGCGCAGATCGTGGTTTCGGGCTACGACGACGTGCCCGAGAGTCGCCGCGGCTTCGAGCGCCTGGCCGCGCTGAACATCCCTTGCGACTTCCGCCCGCATGCCGGGCTGGATAACCGCCTCGTGCAGATCACGCCGGCCGATCCGGCCGCGGCCTGCCTGCGGCCGTTCGTCGAGTTCCCCATCGACTGCTACGGCAACGTACACCTGTGCTGTTACGACTGGCGCGGCGGCGGCACCCCCGGCAACATCCTCCTGGAAGGTCTCCCCCTCGTCGCCCGCCGCTGGCGCGACGGCCTCTCTGCGATCGCCGGACCCGCGATGACCCAAGAAGCCCCGGCGACGTGTCGCACGTGCGGTCACCGCTGGGACCGTTATCAGCAGCACGACGCGGCGATCGTGGCCCGCGCCGAGCGCTGGCGTGGCCAATTGGCCACTTCCGCCTGAAAGAAAGCCAACCACGAAAGACACGAACCACACGAAACCATTCCGATCTTTCTGTCCATCATCTTTCTGTCCTGCCTCTTTCGTGTCTTCCGTGTCTTTCGTGGTTTCCCTCCCATGATTGGAACTCTCTCCGAAAACCTGCGTTACGGCGCCGCGCAGCTCGAACCAAACGGCGAGCTGCTTAGCTACCGCCGCGGCCACAACGTGTGCGAGTGGCGCGCCCGCCCGCAGGCGCCCGACTGGGTGGCGGTCCTCGATAGCGGCATTGTCGAGGAATGGCAGGGCCTCGACTGGGTCGGCCGGCCGCAGGCCCTCATGTTCCCCAGTTCCGGCCAGGTCACGCCGCAGCTTGGCGACCGCATCGACCGCCAGGTCAACGGTCAAATCGAGACCTACCAGGTTTCCGCCCCGAAGGGGATGCAGCCCTACAGCGTCTCCGCCTACGCAGAGCACGTGACAATTCACACGAAGAAAGTAGCGAGTTAAGAGGGTTCAGGGTTCAGGGTTCAGGTTATGAACCCTGCGTCCTGAACCCTGACCCCTGAACCCTCTTTTCCCTTCCTCCCTTGTCCTCCTCCATCACCACGATCGGCAACGCCCTGGCCGCCGCCCTGACCACGGCCAAGACGACCCTCGGCGGAGAGTACACGGCCGCCTACAAGCGGGCCTACATCTCCGACCTCGCGGTCGACGACGGCCTGCAGGTGACGGTGTGCCCGATCAAGACGCGCACGACCGCCTCCGGCCAGGGCAGCAACGAGCGGCATTTCTGGCTCGGCGTCATCGTCCAACAGTGGTTGGGGACGGAGAACGCCCAGAACGCCGAGCTGCTGGATCCGCTGGAGGCCCTGGTCGAGGCGATCTCGGCCTGGGTGGTGCAGCTCGGCAAGAGCGACAAGACCACGGCCGTGGCCGGCGCGCGTTGCCTGGCCGCCGAGGCGGAGATGGGCGATCACCTTAATGAGCACCTGATCGACAAGGGCGAGTATCACTGCCCGATCGCCACGGAGTGGGTGGTGTACGAGAGCACAACGTAGGGATTGGGGATTAGGGATTAGAAAGCCCTGACCCCTGAACCCGCTTCCCCTCCAATCCCTAATCCCCAATCCCCAATCCCTCTTCCTCCCCGATGCCCGTCAACGAAATCACCTGCGAGCTGAAGGGCGGCCAGATCCTCTACGAGGCCCTGGGCGCGTTGCCCAATCGGTTTGCGATGAACGTGATTCGGCCGATCGTGGCCGACCATGCCCGTCGGCTGGCCGCGGTGATGGCCAGCGGCGCGTCGTCTGACAGCGGGCTGTTGAAGAAGTCGCTCGGCATGACGCCGGTGAAGATCTACCGCAAGGGGACGATTGCCTTTGCGGCCGCCGGCCCGCGGCGTGGTTTCCGCCGCATCGTGACGATGGCCAAGAAGCCCGGCGGCAAGGTCCGTATCGGCAACAAGAAACACTCCGACTTTATGACGGCGATCGGCGCCAAGAACCGCTCGCTCGGCGCGGCCGAGACGTGGGCCGATCCGGTCCACTACGCGCACCTGGCCGAGAAGGGCCGCAAGGCCATCGGCACCTCGAAGAAGAAGTCGCTCTTCTCCTGGCGGAGCGGCCGCTTCTTCGGCAAGCATGTCGCCGCGGCGCAGGGCAACCCGGCTGCGGCCCGCGCCTTCCAGGTCTCCGCCTCGATGGCCCCCGTGATGGCGAGCGAAATCGACGCCGGCCTCACGCGCGAGCTCGCCCGGCTGTTACCCAAAGTCAGCAAGTAACCATACGAGAGGGATTAGGGATTGGGGATTAGGGATTGGTAATCCTGACTCCCGAACCCTCTTCTCTAATCCCTAATCCCCAATCCCTTCCTCTCTCCCTTCCTTCCTCCCATGGCAGACCTAGGCTTTGACGGCTCGAACGCCTCTTTCACCGTCCGCGGCGGCAACGCCGTCGTGATCACTCCGTTGCGCGGCGTTGACTACGACGACTCCCCGCCCGAGGTCGACGTGGGCGGCGCGGCCGATACCGACGAGGCGGTCGTCTTGGGCCGCTCGAACGAGACCCTGAAGGTCGAGTTCGTCGGCTCGAAGATCGGCACGCTGGCCGCCGGCCAGCAGGGCGCCGTCGCGGTGAACCTCAACGACGGCGGCACCACCGGCACCTGCGGCAACGTCATCATCACGCAGGTCCACGTGGCCGGCTCGGTGGACCAGGCGATCCTCGGCGACTTCTCGTTTGCCCCCACCCCGGCGGCAAGCTGAGAGCTGAGAGGCAGAGAACTGCTAAGCCGCAAGCGGCCCTACTCCCCACGCCCAACGCCCTCCTCCCCACTCCCCACGCTTTCCTCCCACTCCCATGGCTGACTCCGGCTTCAACGGCTCGACCGCCGCTCTCGGCGCCACGAACATCATTCCGCTGGTCACGATCGACTATACCGACGCCCCGACGCCGGTCGACGTGGGCGGCGCGGCCGACACCACGGTCAAACACCAGGTGGGCCGCCACCGCAAGACGACGACCGTCACCCATAAGGGCGGCCCGCTGTTGGCCAAGGGGCAGACGGGCGTGTTGGCGATCGTCTGGAACGACACGGGCACCGCCGGCTCGATGACGAAGGCCATCGTGGCGAAGAAGCCGGTCAGCGGCAAGCTCGACGGCGAGATCACGACGACCTACACCTTCCGGCCCACGCCGGCGTAAGACAGAGAGGAAGGGATTAGGGATTGGGGATTAGAACCCTGACGCCTGAACCCTGAACCCTCTTCCCTCCAATCCCTAATCCCCAATCCCTCGGTTTCCCCATGGGCCCGCTCGAATGGATCACCCTGATTGTCGGCGCTCCGAGCGCCGTGGCCGCCTGTTATGGCATCGTGCGCTGGCTGGCGGCCGTCATCGCTCGCATCGCCGCGATCGAGGCGTGCATCACGAGCATGGCCGAGAAGCTCACGCGGCTCTGCGACCGTGAAGACGCCCGCCGATGTCAGGAACACAGTACACGGCTGACCGAGATCGAGCGCCGCCTGGGCGTGATCGAACGCGGGCCGTCGCGTCACGCCACGCACCACGTTGACGGAGACTGACCACGAAAGACACAAAATACACGAAACCATTCTCTTCTTCTTTTCTCTCTTCTTCCCCTTTCGTGTGTTCCGTGTTTTTCGTGGTTCCCCTCTTCTCTTCCTGAACCCTGAACCCTGAACCCTCCTCCCATGTCCGACACTGACCTTTCCCTTGCAAACCTGATCGCCTCCGAAGACGACCTGGCCCCCGAGCCGGTCGCCACGCCCGAGTGGCGGAACGTCGACGGCCGCCTCTATGTCCGTCGCCTGACCACGCCCGAGTGGCTCACCCTGCTCGATGCGCTCGACGGTCCGGCGAAGGCGGCCGACGAGAAGGCGCTCTTGGTGCAGACGGCCATTGCCTGCACGTGTGACTCCGCCGGCAAGCGCGTGTTCCGCCCCGACCATGCCACCATGCTGGCGACGCAGAAGTCGGCCACGGCCCTGAAGCGCATCTTCGAGCAGGCCGACCGGCTCAACTTCCTCTCGGCGAAGACGGCGGCGGAGCTGTCAAAAAACTCCGCGGGCGGGTCCGCGCCCGCCTCAAGCTCCACCTGACGCTTGCCCGTTCGCTCGGCTTCCACTGCCTCCGCGCGATGTATGCCGAACTGACGCCGGCCGAGATCTCCCTGTGGGAGGCGGATTACCGCAACAATCCCTGGGGCCCGGAGCGCGGCGACATGCAAAGCGGCCTGGTGGCCAACGCCATTTGGCGGAGCCGCGGCGGCACCGGCCAGGAGCTCGACAGCTACGTGATGCGTTTCGTGCCTGCCGGCGAGGCGCGCGAGGAGCGCCGCCAGGCGGCCCGGGCCGCGCTCGATGCGGCGGTGATGGGCTTCGGCCAGCAAAAAAAGAAATAACCGTAGGGCGTAGGGAGTGGAGCGTAGGGCGTTTCTACTCCACACGCCCCACTCCCCACGCTCCACTCCCCACTCCCCACGCTCTTCCCTCCCATGTCCTCCGTCGGCTCGAACATTTCGATCGGCGTCTCCGCCAACATCACCGACCTGAAGGCGAAGATGGCCGGCGCGCGCAAGGAGGTGCAGGGCCTTGGCGAGGCGGTCCGCAACGTGGGCGGCCATGGCGGGGGCGGCTTGGCCGGAGCGATGAAGTTCTTGAAGCCCACGTTCAAGGAACTGGGCATGGGCCAGGCCGGCATCTTTGGCCATGCGCTGCACGGCATCGGGGCAGGGGGCATGCTCGGGGGCCTGGGCGCGGTCGCCGGCGCCGTCGGCGCCTACCACATCGTGAGCGGCGGCATCAGCGAGTCGGGCCGGGAGGCGCGCGAAGGAATCGCCGCCTCGCACAAGCTGGGCGTCAGCTACGGCGATTACGAGCGCATCAGCAAGGCCGCCGGCGACGACAAGGAGGTTCTTGCCGGGCTCGCTATCGAACTGCGCAACCTGGCCTACGTCGGCAAGGATGCCGCCGCATCGGTGGAACGCTTCCGTAATAGTCTGCCCGCGGGCGCATCGGGCGGCCTCGGCAAGGCGCAGATCAAGAGCGATGCCGGCGGCTTCATCGACAAATACGGGAGCCTGCAAGGGGCCGCGAAAGGGCTGTTCAATCTCGGCGTGAATATCGGCACTCAGAATCTCGACACATACTTTCCGGGCTTGCGCCGCCAGCACGATTTCTTGGCCGAGCGGCGTGACCAGGCTGAACGGCGGCAGGAAGCGGCCGCGCGGATCGGCGCGCAGTCTGATTCGTTTCTCACGCCCGGCGACGCGCTGAAGAAGCGGCTCGAGGAGATCGCCGAGGCACGCCGCGGCGGGCTGGATTCGACGATGGCCGCCCGCGCCGCCGTCCTGGCCGGCGGGCAATACGGCTCCGCCATGCAGTCGGCCGCCATGCCCGGGGCGATGACCGAAGGCTCCGCCGCCGCCTACTCGGCGGTAGCCGGCTACCAAGGCCGCCAGCAGGATGCCCAGTACGGCCAGGAGAAGATGATCGAACTGCTCGGCTCGATCGACCAGTCACTCGTCAATTTGGCGACGCAAGAGCGCAACTTCCAGCACCAACCCGCCATCCCATAACAGACCACGAAAGACACCAAATACACAAAAGGAGTCTCTTCTTTCGTTTCTTCCGTGTATTTCGTGGTTTCCCTCTTCTCTTCCTGAACCCTGAACCCTTCTTCCATGGCCGCTTCCGCGCAACTCAAAGCCGCGCCACACTACTCGGGAACCATCCAGGCCGTGCCCAACGACTGGCCGTTCGAGCGCGGCGGCTGGACCGAGACGTGGCAAATCACGGGCGCCGAGGATTCTTTCCTCAAGGCGATCGATGCGGTCGGGCTCCCGTATCCCGGCCAGGACCCGAATTTTCCGTCCCAATGGGTCTACGGCCCGATCCGCATCGAGCAGACGCTTGAGCAGGACGGCACGTCGTCGTTTATCGCGTATTGCGAAGTGGTTTGCGACCCGCTGAAGCTCCCCACCGAGATCCACGTGCAGACCTCGCACGTTAGCGAGGCGGTGTGGGACACCAATCCGGAGAACGGCAATCGGGTCTGCCTGGTCAACACGGTCGGTCAGCCCTTTCCCCAAGGGCTCGAAGAGAACCGCGCCAAGGCGCGCGTGGAGATCGTCACGCGCGTGGCCAAGTTCGACGTGACCAACGTCGCGCAGTATGTCGATCACCAAAACTCCGAGCGGTTCATGGGCTTCGAGAAGGGGCAGGTGTACTGCGCCGACATGCGCGCTCCGATGGTGCTGGACCCCGTGCCGCACATCGTGTGGACCACCGTCTTCGAGATCGACACACGGCCAAGCGGATACAAGCGGAAGATCCTCAACCAGGGGACGCGGCACAAGGAGTCCTCGACGGGCAAGATCGTCACGAACCGCGAAGGCGGCCAGGTCGCCGACGGCGGCTCCGCGCTGCTGGACCAGAATGGATACGTTGTCCCCGTCGGCGGCGAGCCGTATTTCATCGAGAAGGACACGATTCCCTTCGCCGACTTCAACCTGTTGCACCTGGTCGATCCGCCGCCGGCCGCCGGAGCAACCGATTGGCTGCACGACTTCGCCGGCCTCGGCAAGATCGACATCTACCGCAAGTACCGCAAGAGCCGCTAGCGCGGAATGACCAAATGTTCAATGTTCAATGTTCAATGGCCAAGCGAGCGCGTCCGCTTCATTGAACATTGAACCTTTTCCCTCATTCTCCCCCATTCTTTCCCCCTCGCTCCCATGTCCGTTCCCTCGACCCTCTACGGCGACTTCATCATCCCCGGCAACCTGGCCCTCACGGGCACGGCCCAACTGCCCGCGGCCGCGGTCACAGATACGACCGTCTCCGGCACGGCCAACATCTCGCAGGCCAAAATCCAGGCCCGTCCGCACGCCAGCTACGGCCAGGCGGGCGGGGCCGACGCCGCCAACGCCACGCAGGTCATGTTCCGCGCCCACAAGGCGTGTACCGTGCTGGCGGCGAAGATCACGCCCGACGCGGTCCCGGCCGGCGGCACGAAGGCGCTCGCCGTCGATGTCAAGAAGTCCACGGCCGGCGGCAACTGGACCTCGATCCTGACCGGCGTGGGCAACGTCACCACCAGCTCGACGGCCCGCACGCCGATCGCGCTCACGCTCTCCGGCACGCCCACACTCATCGCCGACGATCTGCTCCAGGCCAGCGTGACGATCTCCGGCAGCAACGGGACGAACGTGCAGGGCTTCCTGCTCGACGTGATCCTGGCCGAGGATGGGACTTGAGAAGAGCATTGACCACGAAAGACACGAAACACACGAAATGATTTTGTTCTTTTCGTGTGTTCCGTGTTTTTCGTGGTTCCTTCTTCCTTCTTCCTGAACCCTGACCCCTGAACCCTCCCTTGTTTTCACCCGCGCAACAATCCGAGCTGAACCGCATGTTGCGCTGGTGGCGGCGGCACGAGCGTGACGCCGGCGGCGCGGGCTTCCCGGCCGGGGGCATCGTGCCGTTCGAATTCCGCCGCTTCGAGTTGAAGGGGGAGTTGCGGCCCGGCGCCAACGGCGTGCAGGCTTACGCGGTCAACTGGACCGACGGCGCCTACGAAAGCGATGAAGATACGATCTTCACGGTGTGGGACTACACCGAGGGCCGTCGCGCCCGCGGCCGCGACTCGATGGCCGCGGGGCAGCAGGGGGCCTGGGGTTGGGCGGTGAAGCCGCACGACGGCGCGAATCAGCCGGCCGGCAGCGATCTCAACACGGGCGATGCGTGGGAGATCGTCGAGGTGCAGTCGCTGGCCTTGCTGTGCAAGGCCAACTTCAAGTTGACCGATTGGACCACGGTCAACACCATTGAGCCGCAAGGCGGCGGCCAGTCGCCGACCAACGGAGTGAGTGATGACTTGACGATCGTCAACCCGTTCTCGTTCATTTCGGTGTCCGCCGGCCTCTGCCTGATCGTGCGCAAGTCCGATTCGAGTTCGGACACCTGGACCCTCATTCAGGCCGAGTGCCCATAGGCCATGCCGTACCCGTGCTGTTGCCATCCTTGCACCGGCTGCATCGACAACCTGTTGGCCGACGAGGTGACGATCACGCTCGGCTACGAGGGGACGCAGGATTTCTTTTGCGTGGATGGTTATCGTCCATGCAGCGACCTTGCCGGAGAGTACGTTCTGACCCGCGTCGGAACGAGTTGCTTTTGGCGATACAGCAACATCGACGCAGCAGGATGCGCAGTGATTATCATAAATCTCTACGCTCCCAGCGTGGTAGGAAACTTTTGGCTGTGCGACGTGTTCGTGGTTAACAATGGATTTCAATTTTACAAGGTCGTTTCCCCGCCAGTCGATTGCACCAGCCACAACGGTCTCATGGACCGTTATGACGGTGCGCTGACGTGCAGGACAGCGCTGACCTGCACGTTGCATATCGGGGCGTGACATGGACTGCCCCCTGCAACGCTCCGGCGACGTGTGGCGCTGCCCCGTGTGCGGCTGGAGCTGCAAGGCGACGAGCGACCGCCCGCCCCATCGCAACTGCCCCGCGCCCTCCTCCCCACTCTCCACGCCCCACGCCCTCCGCCCCACGCCCGACGTCTCGGCCGCCGCCACCCGCCTGGGCATCTCGCTTACCGACGTGGGGCACTATGCCGTTGCCCTCACGCGCTGGACGGCGGCCGGCTTCCCCACGCGCACGCCGGCCGAGGTCGCACGCATCGAGGCGGAGCATTGCCGGCCCTGCACGCCGCATTACCGCGACGGCCGTTGCACGAAGTGCGGCTGCCGCGTCAACACGAGCAGCCTGGCCGTGGCGAACAAGATCGCGATGGCCACGGAGCACTGCCCGGCGGGGAAGTGGTGAGTAGCCAGTGGCGAGTGGCCAGTAGGGTGCGCTCCGCGCACCGGGGCAGGGCGTGGGGAGTGGGGCGTAGGGAGTCGGGCGTCGGGTGCTTAGCGCACCGGCTCGGGCGGCGTCTCTTCCGCTTTGGTGATCGCGATCACGCGGCAGTTGGTTAGCCCGATGCGGATGGTGCCGTTTCGCACCGTCCGCGTCTGCGGGTTGTTGGGATCGCGAATCATGCCCGTCTCGATGCGTTGTGACGCCCAGCGAACGTCCATCGTTGCCACTTCGCCCTCGAATTGGATCGCATCACCTGGGTGGACCTTCGAGAAGTCGACCGTTTTGCTGCGTGGGAAGAAGCCGCCGAAGGAGATACTCCAGCGGAAATCTCGCCACTGGCCGAATTGAAGGTTGCAGCCGATGTTGAAACCCTTCACCTGGCCCTCGGTGCGCGCGGCGACGCCGCCGACCTTTCCGTTGAACTGCACGTGTTTGCCCTTAACCTTCTTCGCGAGCCATTCGCGGTTCTCCGGCCAGGCCAACTCGTTGTCGTCTTTCTCCGGCTGTCGCGGCATAGCCTCCAGGAGCGAGCGGAGGCTATAAGTTTCGCGTGGGGCGCCCAACAGCATCACCAATGCCAGGCTGAACATGGCCCGTTCCCCCTTTCGCGTTTTCGCCCTTTCGGGCTTTCGTGATTCTCTTCCTTCGTGTGGCCAATTGTCCACACCGCCATCACCCCAGCACGTCCTCGGCGCGGCACTTTAGCGCCGCGCAGATCGCCGTTAGCCGGCGGGCGGAGAAGAGCCGATCGCCGCGTTCCCAGTGGCCCCACGTGGTCACGTCCACGCCGACGGCCGCGGCCGCCTGGCCCGGCGTCAGTTTGCGTTTCACGCGCAGTTTTCGCAGCCGCGCCCCGACCCGGCCGTCGGGCCGCGAAGTGTCGATCTTCTCAAGTGGTCTTGCCATTTTGATCCTCAGATTGGGCGCGCAAAAGCGCCACGATGGAAGCCCTGGCGCCGGGCGTGTTGTCCAGCCCGTGCTCTTTCAGCCCGGCCCGCATTTCGGCCACCGTCATCGCTACGCGAATTACCGTGTAACCTGCGCGCTCCTGGTCTGCTTGGATCGCCGCCAGCAACGTGAGGTAGCCGCGGTAGTTGGCGACTTGCGGGCTCTCGACCAGTTCGCACCAATCGGCGAAATCGGCTTCGGGAAAGAGCCAGAGGCAGATTTCCATTTTCGCGCAAAGCATCAAAAGCCGCCCGCGCGGCAGTGTATCCGCTGGCCGGTGACTGGCCGGCCGCCGCGCGGGCGAGGAGTCGCGGTTGTTATTCCGCCGACCTCCAATCGTGCGCGAAGGCCGGCAGCGCCTTGCCAACGGCCGCCTTGGCCTCGGCGGCTTCGCTCTCGCTCAATTCGTGAAACTTGTCACCGAGGCGATGCGCTTTGTCGGCAGGAACCTGGCCGACCTCGGCGACGATCGGCCGGTAACTCTTGCGGCCGTAGCGGCCGAATTCAGCGCGGAACCCGAGCACCCAGCCCCACACGGGCGCGGCGGCGCGCTCCACGTCGGCCAACGTGATGTGGTCGACCTCGGCCGCCGAGAAGAAGAACACTCGCTTGGCCTTGCGGTTCCCAAAGCGGCCGGCGTGGTGGAACTCGATCGCCAGCGGCTCGATCTCCTTGGCCGTGATCTTTCGGCCGAATCGCTTGGTGAGTTCTTTGGCGGCCTGGCCGGCCGTCATCCGGCCCGCGTCTTGCGCGGCGAGGAAGTTGTTGCTCTTGCCTTGCGCGGCGTATTC